GTCCCGGCGGCGTTCACGACCACCCACCCGAGCGACCCGGCGTCGCGGGCGTCGAGGCGGTCGCGCGCGACGGTGCACGCGGCGCAGTTCACGCGACCTCGTCGGGCTCGACGGGCTCAGCGGGATCGGCGACGTCGGGCTCCTTGCTCGCGTCCGGGTCGGACACCGGCGGCGCGGGCGCGGGCTTGCCTCCGGGCTGTGCCGTCCAGCTACTCTCGATCGACGCTTGGGCGCGGCGGGCTTTCCAGTCGATCCGGATCTCGGGGTTGAACCCGTCGCCCCCCTCGGGCCAGTGGCTGCTCGCGACGTCGTCGGGCGAGATCGCCCCCATGTTCACCCACGCCTGATCCGCCGTCGAGATCGCGGCGTAGGTGTCGGCGATCTCCTTGTCGGTGGGCGTCCACAGCGCCGGCCACCCGACCGACCACACGTCCGGCTCCTTGCCGCGGGTCGGCCCGTCGGCGGATAGCATCAACAGGCGGATCAGGCTCTCGACCATCGGCGTCGCGTCCTCGCGCTCCATGTCGCAGACGTCGTAGAAGGCCCGCGTGTCGGCGTCGCCGGTGGCGTTGAGCCCGGCGGGAGCCTGGCCCATCAGGATCGTGACCGGGATCCCCGTCGCCATCGCAACCCGGTTCGCGATCCGATCCATGATCGCGTCCAGCCCGGTGATCGGGGTCGAGATCCGCTCGAACGTGTCGTCCCCGTCGATCACGACCGCGTTCAGCACGCTGCGCATCGCGTTCATGAAGTCGAGACGCGCGGTCACGTCGGTGGGGCTCTCCCCTGCGACCGACGCGAGGTCCTTCAGCTTGATCACCGCCTGCGCGAAGTCCTGAATCAGCGCCGCGGCGCTCCCGTACACCAGCTCGAAGTCGTTGATCGGGGCAAACAGCGTGGTGAAGATCGAGTCACCCCAGCCCGGCGAACTACCCGCCAGGTGCTGGCGCGAGACCCGGATCCCTGGGAACACGATCAGCCGGCTCTCGTGGATCGCGGTGACCGGCGCCGGCTGGTTGCCCGCGAGCGGGCGCAGGTGCCAGGTCTCGACCTCGCCGAATTTCGGGTGCATCGGGTCGCGGTAGTACGTCAGTGGCCACAGCTCGCGCGGCTCGAACAACTGCAGCCGCTCGATCCTCTGGATCCGTCGCACGTTGAGAGGCTGGTCCAGACCCCCGGCTGCGTCGTTGATCACCGGGAACAACGCGGCACCGCCGTAGGCACGCTGATACTGCAGCGCCCGGGCGACGGCACGCAGGGCGCCCTTACCGACGTGCGCCGGGCCCGGGATCGACTGCAGCGCCGTCTCCAGCTTCTCGGCGGCGCCCCGGTCCTCCATCTTGATCGTGATCCCGCGCCGCACGGCGTGGTTCGGCACCAGCTCGACGCACCGCTTGCAGACGTCGTTACCCCGCCAGAGGCGCTGCGCCGTGAGCGCGCTGATCACGTCGAGCCGTACCGCACCCCGCGACCGCTTGTCGAGCGTGGTTCCGAGCGACGTCGCGAGGTTCTCCCACCCGTCGGCGCGGCTGACGCGCTCGCGACGGGGGCGCCCGGCCGGGTTGGGAGACGGACCCCCCGCGCGCCAGCGCGTCGGGTGCGCGCCCGCGCCCGTGTTCGTGCTCGTGTTCGTGCCTGATCCCGTCCGTGATCCTGCCATCCTCGCAGCGTGGCACGGATCGTGCCTGCCCGCACCTACCGGCGACGGCGGAGGAGCGCGAGGCACACGATCGGCACGACGAGCAAGAACACGCTGGCCACCCCGGTACCGACGAGCGCGAGGATCATCACGGGGCCTCGACCGAGAACGATCGCCAGGTGGTGAGCCCGCAGTCTCGGCTGTCTTGGAGGATCACCTGCGGCGGCCCGACGGCAGCGCCGTCGGCGGTCAGGACCTGCACGACGTGCGGGCCGCACGCCGCGGCGCGCTGGTAGTGCCAGATCACGGACCCGAACGGGATCGTCCCGGGCGTCACCGGGTAGCAGTCGATCGGCGCGCGCACCTCGTCGTCGACGAGCAGCACCAGATCGCACCGGTCGACCTGCACCCCGGCGCGCCAGAGGTTGACGGCGACGACGTAGTCCTGCGCGCCGCGAGCGGGCGCGCGGACCACGAGACCGGGCGGCGCGCTCGGCACGGCGTCCGGGGTGCAGGCGGCGAAGGCGAGGCAGACGGCAGCGAGGATCTTCAGCATGGCGGGCTCCTTGCAGGGGAATACGGCTGCGCCGGCGCGCGTATTCCGATCATGGCCCGAAAAAAGCAAGCGACTCCCGACGACGTCAGCGACACCCCTCCCCCGCAGGCGGCACCTGCGCCCACGCCTCGGGTCGTGCCTGCGCTCGACAGCACACAGCGGGACTCGCTGATCAACCTGCTGCGGTCGTTCGCGTTCGACCCCCCGATCCTGCACGACGACCTGCGCGATCTCCACCAGAGGATCACGGCGGAGGTCAAGGCGCAGGCGGTGGCGGGTGCCGCGGTCGAGGTCGAGTGCCTCGCCGACGACGTGACGGTGGTCGCCCGGATCTTCCTCGGCGACGAGACCGTGCCCGCGATCGAGCACACCTACCCGCCCCGCGGCGTGCAGGTCGCGCCCCGTCAGTGATGCGCTGGGATCGACCACACGGCGCGCGACCCGTTGCCGAGGTTGACCACCCGGCCCTGCTCCTGCAGCTTGACGATCGCCCCGCTGAGGCGGTTGCGCCTGGCGCCCGTGATCTCCCCGAGCGCGACCAGCGTGCAGGGCTGCCGGGTGATCACCCGGGCCACGGTGGCGATCAGGTCAGGGGTCGAACCATCGTCGCCGACGTAGTCACTCGCCCCGGGCAGGACCTCGACACGGGCGACCAGGGCGCGGAGGGTCGCGAGGATCTCGCGGGCGTCGTCGGTGCTGATGGTGGTGTGGGTGGCGGGGGTCTGGATACGGTCTGAATTCGGCATGACCTATCGCTATTCACGTCGCGTGCCGCGTGTCCTGACGCGGGGTTAGCCCTGTACCTCCTGCGCGCACGCGCCCCTTGACACGACGGACACGGGCGCTCGCGCTCGCCGTCAGGCAAGGTTCCGGGGTGACCTCACCCCGCGCACAGTCGTCGCTCTCCGGGCGCACCCGGGCCGGTCGCCGGGTGCACGTGCTGCTCCTGCGGCCGAGCGGGATCGCGGCGGTCTGCGACGTCGACGCCCCCGACGGGTGGGCGATCGCGGTTGCGCCGGTCGACTGCCGGCGGTGCCTGAGCAAGATCTCGCGCGCGGCGGTGGCCCGGTGATCGCGGTCGCCCTCCTGGTGGCGTGCGCTGCAGCCACGATCGACTACGCGGCGGTCAGGTATCAGCGGGCGGTCGCCGACGGCGAGGCGCACCGCGCGGGCCGGTGGTCGCTGGTGCAGTTCGCGGCCGGCGCGACCGGGCTGATCGCCGCGGTCAGCGTGGGTTGGTGGCTGCTCGTGCCCGAGGGTGTCGGATACTATGTAGGCACGTACCTTGCTGTCCGAGGCTTGCGCCGACACTGATCTGGTGGCACGCTCCGTGCATGGCACGTGTGCGTCGGTACGACCTCGGCGGGAGCCTGTCCGCGCCTGTCCGGCGTGAGGACGGGACGCTGGTGGTCGACGGACACGTCGCGCGCACCGGGGTTCTCGTGTACCAGTTCGCGGACGGCTCGCGCCGGCGCGAGTACGTCGCGCCCGAGGTCCTGTTTGACCCCGCCTCGATCGCCAGCCTGCGGCTTCGCCCGACGACGAACACCCACCCGCCGCAGATGCTGGATTCGCAGACGGCACGCGGCTACGCGGTCGGCGCGACCGGAGAGAACGTGCGCGCGGACGGCGACTGGCTGGCGGCAACGTTCGTCCTGTTCGACCACGCCGCGATCGAGGGCGTCGAGTCGGGCGCGTGCCGCGAGCTGTCGTGCGGGTACGACTGCGATCTCGTGGTCGAGCCCGGCGTCGCGCCCGACGGGACCGCGTACGACGTGCGGCAGGTCAACCGGGTCTACAACCACCTCGCGACCGTCCCCGTCGCCCGCGCTGGTGCGGGCGCCGCGCCGCGCATGGACGCGGGCGATCCCACCTTCGGAGTTCAGATGACCGACCCCGATCAACCCGAGAACCCTGCGGCCGAGGTCGCGAACGAGACCGAGACCGAAGACGCCAAGGCGTGCAGCGCCGCCATGGACTCGTTCGGCTCCCTCCACTTCGCCGACGGTGCGCAGCGCCGCGCGTCGTTCGACACGATCGTCGCCCGGGCCGCGACGTGCGGCGTCGACTCGGGCAACTTCCGGGCCAAGTTCGGGGACGCGCTCGACGCTCCTTGCGCGTGCCCGGATTGCATGCAAGAGTCAGACCAAATGGCGGACAAGAAGAACGACGCGGCCCCCACCCCCTCGATGTCGGCGACCGAGGCCCTCGCCTCGATGTCGGCGCAGGTCGCCGACCTGCAGCGCCGCCTGACCGTCGCCGAGCAGACGGCGGCGGCCGAGCGCGAGCGCGCGGATCGCCTCGACGGCGCCGCGATCGAGGCCGCGAAGGACCTCGCGGCCGCGAAGGCCGCGGTCGCCTCCAACGCGGTCGCGGCCGAGACCGTGGCGATCAAGGAGGCGCAGCGCCGCGCCGACGCGGCCGAGAAGGCCCTCGCCGATCTGAACAGCACCTACCCCGCGAAGGTCACTGCCCGCGCCGATCTCCAGTTCCGCGCCGCGTCGGTGCTCGGCCGGGAGTTCCGGTTCGACGGCCTGACCGATCGCCAGATCATGGACCAGGTCGTCAAGAAGATCGACCCCGCCGCCGACCTGCGCGTCACCGACGGCGTGATCCGTGGTCGCTTCGACGCGATGATCACGGGCCACGAGCGCACCGCGCGCCAGATCGCCGACACCGCGGCCGCGCACCTCGACGCGGGCAAGCCCGCGGACCCACACTCGCAGTACACCGAGACCCAGCGCACCGCGTGGAAGCGGCCGCTCCCCTCGGCGTCGCTCCGCAGTCGCTGACCTCGGGGACCTCCCCCGGCAAAACCCTCCCACGAAACCCCCACGCACGAGGCCCTCCGAACATGTCCGCACCCCAGACCAGCGTCGCCAGCACCTTCACCTCCGGGATCCCGGCCGGCTCCCTCGCCGACGACGGCCCGAAGGACTGCGTCAGCGGCCGCAACGCGGAGGCGTCGGCCTCGATCGCGTTCGGCGTGATGGTCGCGTCCGACACCACCGAGACCGGCGCGAAGAACCTCGCCGCGACCAGCGACAAGCTCAAGGGCGTCTCCGTCTTCGGGCAGAGCTATCACCGCGGGCTGGAGCTGGACGCGACGACCGGCAACCTCCTCCCCAAGGTCATGTTCGACGTGATGCGCCACGGGCGCCTCCACGTGTACCCGGAGGACTCGGTCACCCCCGCCAGCGGCGTGCACGTGCGCGCGGTCGCCGCGGGTGCCGAGGTCGCCGGCGCGTTCCGCGGCACCGCCGACGGCACCGACACGATCGACGTCAGCAAGTTCTGCCGGTGGGTGTCCCCCGGCTCCTCGACCGTCGCCGCGGTGCTGGAGGTCGACATGACCGGCGCCGCGAACGCCACCGCGGACTCGTGATCGCGGGCCCTCCCAACCCTCTCCCCCACTGACCGAACCCCCCAGGAGCACAGACCCCATGGCCCCCCCGATCACCCCGAACTTCCAGCACTTCGACAGTGCGACCAACATCTTCCTCGGCCGCGAGCTGGAGTCGGTCGACAAGGTCAACTACGAGGAGCTGAACGCGGGCAGCCTCGCGCGCTCGTACTTCCCCGCGGTGACCGACGTGGACGAGTGGGACATCGTCTACACGTACAAGATGTTCAAGTACACGGGGCGCGCCAAGGTCTCGTCCCGCGGCAACGACGACAGCCCGCGCGGCACGCTGACGATGGCGAGCGCGTCCCGCACGATCAAGGAGATCACCGACTCCTACGGGTGGACCGTCGGCGACATCGAGCGCGCGGCCCGCAAGGGGACCCCGCTCGACCGCATGACCGCGATGATGGCGAAGACCGTCAGCGATCGCAAGATCGACGACCTCCTCGCCCTCGGCGACTCGACCCTCGACATCTACGGCGCGCTGAACATCCCGGGCCTGAGCCCCGGGACCGCGCTGTCGAAGACCTCGGGCACCTCGTGGGCGGCGAACGCCTCGACCGACGCGGCGAAGATCATCGCCGACGTGAACGGGCTGACCACGAGCGTGTTCCAGGCGCTCAAGCAGACCGACTCCCCGGCGTTCCAGAAGTTCACCCTCCTGGTCCCGACCGACGCGTACGGTGCGATCGCGACGACCCCGCGCAGCACCACCAGCGACACCACGATCCTCAGCTTCCTCCTCGCCAACAACCCGTGGCTGGAGGCGATCGAGCCCTGGTTCCAGTGCGACGCGGCGGGCGCCAGCGGTGAGGGTCGCGCGATGCTCTACCCGCGCAACCCGCTGTGGGGCGGCGCCCTGGTGCCGATGGAGTTCAAGAGCCTCCCGCCGCAGGAGCGCGGGCAGGACATCGTGGTGCCGACGCGCGCGAGCTGCGGCGGCGTGGTCGTCCGCTACACGGTCGCGACGAAGTACCTCGACGGCGTGTGATCGCCGGCGCCGCGAGCGCAACAGCTTGATCCCGACGGGGGCGAGGGCCGAGTCCTCGCCCCCTTTCGTCTTTCCGAGGTGACCCCCGTGGCTGATCTGGTGTGGACCGACGTGACCAGCGCGATCGCGCCCGAGCTGACCACGCTGACCCCCGAGCAGGAGGCGGCGATCCTCGGCTACGTCAACGAGGCGTTCTTGAACGTGAGCGCGTTCGGGACCGCTCAGCTTCGCCTCGCGCGGCTCACGCTCGCTGCGCACCTCGGCACCCTGGCGAAGCGGCGAGGTTCCGGCGTCGCCGGCCCGCTCGTGTCCGAGTCGATGGGTGGCGTCGCGCGCAGCTACGCCGCGGACATGACCGCGAGCGCATACGCGTCGACGTCGTACGGGACGATCCTGTCGGGGCTGCTGCGCGCGTCGGGTGCACGCCTGCCGATCGTCCTCGGGGTCTGCCGGTGACCGACGTCGCCGCGGGGCTGAAGCTGGGCGCGGTCGCGCGCGGCTCCAAGATCTGGGACGACGCGATCAAGCGGCTCGCCCGGGTCGCGCGCCTGCGTGTTCACGTCGGCGTGCTCGCGTCGAAGGGCGGCGCCGAACACCCCGTCGACGAGGAGGGGAACACCTCGGACCTGTCCCTGGTGGAGATCGCGGCGGTGCACGAGTTCGGCTCGCCGGCGGCGCACGTGCCGGAGCGATCCTTCGTCCGATCGACCTTCCGCGTGCACGCGCGCGACCAGCTGCGAGCGAAGATGACCGTCCTGTGTCGGGCGGCGCTCAACGGGCGCATGGATCCCGGCGCCGCGATCGACTTGCTAGGGTCGTGGGCGGCGACGGCGATCCGGAACTCGATCACGCGCCGGCTGATCAAGCAAGACCTGCGCCCGGCGACGATCCGTCGCAAGACCGTCGGCGGCAAGAAGGGTGACACGGCGCTCGTCGACACCGGTCAGCTGATGAACGCGATCACGTGGGAGATCGACGAGAACACCGGAGGCGGGTCGTGAGCCTGCGCGACACGATCAACGATCTCGGCAACGGCCCGTTCACGGTCACGCGGCGCGCGGCTCCGGTGATCGTGAAAGGAATCGCGACGGCGTCCTCCGACGTGACCACGTTCGAGGTCGAGGGTGGTTGGCAGCCCGCGACCGGCCGGGACGCGGCGAACTTCCCCGAAGGCGTGCGCACCGTCGACATGCGGATCCTGTACCTGCTCGACGAGGTCATGCCCGAGCGGCCCGGGTACGTCGCCGACGTCGTCACGATCGGCGGCGAGGACTACAGCGTCGCGACGTCGCGGCAGTGGATCGATCCCGACGGCGAGGCGTTCTGGATCGCGCACGTCGCGCGAGGAGCGATCACGTGAGCGACTTCGACGCGACCACCGTGCGGGACGCGCTATTCGACTTCGTCGTGAGCGCGACCGAGATCGCGGAGGCGCGCATCCTGTGGGCCGAGCAGGTCGAGGCGCGCGCCATCACGCCTCCCCCGACCCCGTGGATCAGCCTGCGGCAGACGGCGTCGCCTGCCTACTCGCCGACGGGGGTCCGCTACCAGAAGAACAGCGACGCGTTCCGCGAGTTCACCGCTGACGCGGCGACCGACAAGATCGCTCTGACCGCGCACGGGTTCGCGACCGGGGACGGACCGGTGCACGTGCTGTCTACGATCGCGCTGCCTGGCGGCCTCGCCGCGCGGGACAAGTTCTGGGTGGTAGTCGTCGACGCGGACCACCTCCAGCTAGCGACGTCGCACGCGAACGCGGTTGCAGTCTCGCCCGTGGTGGTCGACCTCACCTCGGCCGGCACCGGCACGCACACACTGGTGGTGTGCGGGCAGGAGCTGCTCGTCGTCGCGACGGGGCATGAGCAGGGGACCTTGCAGGTCACGTGCTACGGCGGCGACGTCGGCGATGCGGTCGCCTTGCTGCGGCGGATCCGGCTCGCGCGGCAGCTGCCGTCGATCGCCGCTGCGCTGCGCGCCGCGAGCGTGGGCGTGCTCTCGATCGGGTCGGTCGCGTCACGTGACGGGTACGTCGGCGCCTCGCGCGTGTTCGAGCCTCGCGCAGAGGTCCTCGTCGAGTACGTGGTCCCGGTTCGACGCACCGAGACGGCCTCGAACATCGAGCGCGCGACGGTCACCGACCCCGAGACCGGGCTCGTTTTCGAGGTCGACAGCCCCCCTCTGCCAGCGTAACCTCCAGGAGATCCCATGTCCGACCCCGTGAACGACTTCGTCAACGTCTCGATCACGATCGACAGCGCCGGCCCGGCTCAGCCCGGGTTCGGTGTGCTGGCGATCCTCACCCACGACGCGCCGTTCACGGACCGCGTGCGGTACTACGGCGCGACCAGTGAGGCGGTGACCGACGGGTTCGCCTCGGATCATCCGGTGTACCGCGCCCTCGCGCGCATCTTCGCGCAGGAGATCAAGCCCGATCGCGTCGCGGTCGTGCTCACCTCGACCGACGTCACGCAGTCCTACACCGTCGGCGTGGCGTCGGTCGAGGACGAGACCGAGTACGCGATCAACGTCGCCGGCCAGGGCTTCGCCGACACGGCGGTCACCTACACCAGCGACGCGAGCGCGACGAACGACGAGATCACCGCGGGGCTGGTCACGGCGCTGAACGCGGTCGCCAGTCGCAGCTACACCGCGGCCAGCATCGGATCTCCCGGGTCGACGAAGATCAAGCTCATCGCCGACGAGGCGCTGGTGTTCGCCGATCAGACCTTCACCGCCGACGCGGCGACCGACAAGATCGCGATCACCGGGCACGGTCTCACGACCGGCGCCGGTCCGTTTCAGGCCACGAACTCTGGCGGCGCGCTGCCGGCGGGGCTCGCGGTCTCGACGGACTACTGGTGGATCCGCGTCGACGCGGACCACGGCAAGCTCGCCACCTCGCGCGCGAACGCGATCGCGGGCACGGCGATCGACATCTCCGGCGCCGGCACCGGCACGCACACGCTGAGCGACACGGCGTCGACGCGCTCGCTGCTGCCGAACTCGTGGTTCTCGGTCGAGGTCACCTCGCGCCGGCTGCTGTCGAACGTGCAGGACCACGCCGCGCCGTCGGGGCTCTCGACCGACCTCGACGAGATCCTCCTGGTGGAGGACGACTGGTTCGGCCTGGTGTCGCTGTTCAACAGCGCGGCGTACGCGCTCGTGCTCGCGACGTGGCTCGACGCGAACTCGCGGATCGGGCTGGTCGACACCTGCGACTCCGAGTCCGAGACCACGAGCGCGAGCGTGGGCACCGACCTCGCGAAGCAGGTCAACGACGCGGGCGGGTACGGGCTCGCGTGCGTCTACCACCCGAGCCCGGCGAACTTCGTCGCGGCCGCGTCGCTCGGGCGCTGGCTGGCGACCGACCCCGGCGCGTCCGTGATGCACCTCAAGACCCTGGCGGGCGTCAGCGCGGTCGCGCTGTCGACCGGCGCGCGCGCGAACCTCGCCGCGCGCTACTGCTCGGCATACTACCGCGCGGCCGGGATCGGCGTCTACAACGACGCGGGCGTCCCGTCGCGCACCTACCGGTTCCTCGACGTGGTCCGCAATCGGTACTGGCTGCAGTCGCGGATCCGGACCGAGGTGTTCGGCCTGCAGCAGGGCGCGGAGGTGATCCCGTTCACGCGCGGCGGCGTGCAGCGGATCGGCGGCAAGGTCCGCGCCGTGATGCAGGGCGAGGCGGTCACCGAGGGCGTGCTCGCCGGCGGCGCGGATCTCGCGGTGGTCTCGCTGCCCGACGTCGACGACACCTCGCAGGTCACGGCGACCGATCGGGAGGACCGCAACCTCCGCAACATCACCGCCAGCGGCATCCTGCAGGGCGCGGTGTACTCGACGGCGATCCGGATCTCGCTGTCGTTCTGATCTCACCCTCACCCGCTAGGAGACTCCCCCGATGGAACGCACCCTGACCTACGACCCCACCCAGAACACGGTCACCTGGGGTCCCTACGAGTTCTCGCACTTCCACGACGGCTCCGTGATCGAGGCAGAGCGCGACGAGGACGCGGTCTCGAAGCACGTCGGGCTCAAGGGCAACGTGACGCGCGTCAAGAACCCGAACCGCGCCGGCAAGGTCACGGTCACGCTGACGCAGGGATCGCCGACGAACGACGACCTGAGCGCGGCCGCGCTCCTCGACGAGAACTCGTCGCCCGGGGTCGTGTACCCGCTGACGATCACCGACGCTGGCGGGCGGACCGCGGTCTTCGCCGCGGAGGCGTGGATCGTCAAGGTCCCGAAGCTGGAGCGCGGCAAGGACCTCGCGCCCGCGGTCTGGGTGTTCGACACGGGCGCGATGCAGGTCACGATCGGCGGGGCGCTCTGATGCTGACCGTCGAGGAGGAGGTGATCGGCGGCGTCACGATCCGCACGCAGCGGCTCAACGTGCTGCGCGCGCTGCCGCTGTGGGCGCGGGTCGTCAACCTGCTCGCGCCGGCGGCGTCGTGCCTCGATCGGCTGGAGAAGGAGGACCTCACCAAGCTGCGCACCGCGCTCGACGGCGAGCCCTCCCTCGACGACCTGGTCAAGCTGGTCCCGGCGTTCCTGCCGTTCCTCGCGTCGCTCGACGGCGCCGCGCTGGTAGCACTCGGGCGCGACGTGCTCGTGTCGACGACGGCGACCGTCGAGCGGAACGGCAAGCCCACCAAGATCGACCTGAGCCGCGAGGCGGGGATCGTGGCGGCGTTCGGCACCGACCTCGGCACCTTCCTCCGCGTGCTGTGGTTCGTCGGCCGGGTCAACTTCGCGAGTTTTTTCGCCGCCGCCGGGAGCGGCGACTCCCTCCCGGCGGACGACCTCTCGACCTGAGCGCGCTCGACCCTGAGCAGCAGGCGCAGGCACCTGCTATGCTCCTCTGGCTGCACGGTCGCGCGACGATCACCGAGCTGGAGAACATGACCCTCGACGAGCTAGACACGCACACCCGGTACCTGGACGCGTGGGTGCTCGCGACGACGGAGGCGCGCTCGTGAGCGTCTCCGTCGAGGATTTCTTCGCGACGCTCGGCCTCCGGGTCGACAAGCCGTCGTTCGACAAGGGCTCGAAGCTGCTCGGCACCGTCCGCAAGGCGATCGGCGTGTTCGCGGCGGTCAAGGTCGGCGGCGCGCTGACGAACATGGTCAGCACCACCGTCGAGCTGGGCGGCAAGCTCGACGACATGCGACAGAAGACCGGCCTGAGCGCGCGCAGCCTGCAGGAGCTGGGGTTCGCCGCGGCGCCCGGAGGGTCGTCGCTCGAAGGCGTCGCTGACGCGGCGAAGCACCTGTCCCGCACGCTCGGCGCCGCGGCCGGTGGCAGCAAGGAAGCGCGCAAGGCGCTGCGCGAGGCGGGGATCGAGGGCAAGGGCCTGACCGCAGCCATGGCCGGTGGCGACGGGCTCGACGAGGCCCTGATGGAGATCGCGGGGCGCTTCGCCGACATGCCCGACGGCCCGAAGAAGGCCGCGCTGGCGATGCAGTTGTTCGGTCGGAGCGGCACCGACCTGATCCCGACGTTGAACCTTGGGCAGCAGGGGATCGCCGAGCTGCGAAAGAAGGCCGAGGATCTCGGGATCGTTCTCGACGACAAGACCGTCAGCGGGCTCGACAACCTCGGCGACTCGACTGACATGCTCAAGGCGACGCTGGGCGGGCTCCGCAACCAGGTCGTCGGCGCGCTCGCGCCGGCGCTGCAGGAGATGGTCAGCAGCGCGCTCGCGTGGGTGCAGGCGAACCGCGAGGTCCTCAAGAGCGGGATCCGCACGGCGGTCGACGGGCTGATCATCGCGGTCAAGGCCCTGGCGATCGGCGTGCAGGTCGTCGCGCAGGTGTTCTCCGTGCTCGCCGACCATGGCGACGTGGTGACCGCGATCCTGGTCACCCTGGCGGGGGCGTTCGCGGCGGTGCAGATCGAGGCGGCGGCGGCGTGGATCGCAGCCGAGGGCCCGACGGTGGCGATCTGGGCGGGGATCGCCGCGATCGTGCTCGTCGTCGAGGAGCTGATCAAGCACTGGGCGGGCGTCAAGAAGGCGGTCGTTGGCGCGCTGCGGTCGGCCCTCGCGATGCTCAAGACCTTCTGGGAGTTCATCGACAGCATCCCCGGCCGGATCGGGTCGGCGTTCAAGTCCGCGGGCGCGGCGATCAAGGACGCGCTGATCGGCGGGCTGGAGGCGGTCAAGGACTGGATCCTCGACTTCATCGACAGCAT